GGGTTCAGAAATGCACAAAAATGTGACCAATCCCACATCCATATCCTGAGATTGCTATGTAACCAACCGGGATTTACGTAACAACCTCATTACGTAATCCGCGTCACATCTGTGGGCGGCCCGCTCCGTGACACACCTCACATGCCTGGTGTTGACCCACACCTGCACATCGTGGTATGCTTGTAGCATCCAAGGGGACGGAAGGTCCGTTCGTTGGGTGGAGGTGAAGGAAGATGAGAACTCAGACGAAGGTTCGCTACGAAGAGGTCTTTTTGACTCCGAAAGGTAGGGACATTCTTGATGTTTTTGGAACGCAGTTCAAGGGTGAAGGGAAGGATGAATATGTATTCCTGTTCGCACATGTGGATTCGGACAACTTCAATAGGGAAGTTGTTGAAAAGGAAATTTCAATCCCCGAAGGTACTGGCAAACTTTTCTGGAAGTACATGGGAACGTATGACCATACGCAACAGCATGTGGAATACGGGTATGGCAATGACGCCATTCTGATTCGCCAGGGTCATCCGGGGATTGTGTGATTGCAGAGTCCCTAGTGTGATGTAATTCACACTAGGGAGCTTGCTTCACCAATAGCCACATATATATAATGAGTACACGCTCACTAGAGATGGGATAAAATAATGATTACAAACCCTGATGAATCTCGAAAAATAGTGACCTACAAAGTTGTAGACACAAGTCTCACGGTGAGACAAATCAAGTGCGAGACAATTGTTTCACGTGAAACAATCCAAATCCGAACCAAGCACGAACATGGGCAAATCTTCCTATCAAACGATGGGCCCCATGAGTTGCGCACTGGTAGGGGTGTGAAAGTCCTTGTCAATAATGGTGCCACCTTTATTGACATTCTCAATAGGTATCCTGAACTTTTCGGGGCGAATGTGTTCCGTGTTCTCAGTACCAATTTCAATAAGATGTTTCCACAAGTCGAAAGGTTTGAAACAAAATGAGCCAGGCACTTTCTGTTATCAAGGATTATAACGAAACAGGAATTTTCACCACAATCAAGGGCAATAGCATCGAAGATAAGATGTCGCTTTTCGCGGCAGTGAACGATGCTGAGAAGCTTTCCGATAATCTCAATAAGGAGATTGCGGTCAGTAACATTGTTGTCCAACAGGTTGACGTCACGGATGAGAACAGCGGGGAAGTCACTCAGCAACCGCGGGTTATCATCATCGATGACAAGGGGAAGGCGTATTCAGCGATCAGCGTCGGGTTGCTGAGTTCCATCAAGAACATTATTGCCTTCCTTGGCGATCCGAATGATTGGCCCAAGCCCATCGTTTTCAAGACGGTGGAGAAGCGCGCACGGAATGGATACCGTTTCATGGCGCTGGAACTGGTGAAGGCGAAGAAGTGAGGTGAGACGTGAAGGGCGGCGGCGAGAGCCGTCGCCCTTCACTGTATTATGGGCAAGCGTAAAAAACGGGTTAATCGTCAACTTGAAATACTTAGGGAAAAGGCTCATTTAGCAGAGAGAAGTGCTAGCGCAAAAATCAGAAAGATTGCTAAAGGAACTTATAATCCCGTCAATAACCCTGCAATGTCATATCTGAATAATGGTGAATATGGTGTGGATATTACGGGCACTAAGTACGATCCGCGTAAAAAGCGTGGTGCAATTGACAAAATGACAAAAAAACAACTTACGAAATACATTGATACTCTTCGTGAGTTTTCTAAGTCGACCAACATTATATATTATGCGGGACACAAGGACGCAAAAACGGGCAAACCTTCGATCATTTCTTTTGAATCAATGAGTAAACTTGTTCATGCAACGATAGCGCGCAATAAGCGATTGAAGAAATATCGTGATGAACAAGCGGACATGCCCTTGCCGTGGCGTGGTGAAGGAATGACAGCAGGCAAGTACAATAATGATTGGCGACCTCATTCTAAATATTTTGATTCAAGTAGCGCTTATTCACTTGAACCCGCTCCCCCACCCACACCGATTAGATTCGTTTCTGACAAAGCGGTAAGAATCCTTGCCGAATCTCGGATGGACGAAATTACACCTAGCGCTCATAAGAGAAGAATATTCGCAATGCGCGAGCAAATAGGTGAAATGCTCAAAGTTATTGGCGACTCAACTCTAATGAGGTTCCTTGACATGAGTGATGAGGCGCTATGGTATCTTTGGACGAGCGACGAATCGCTAGCGGATTACCTTGCATTCCTCTACGAAACGTACAAGGATCAGTCTGACAAGGATAACATTATTGACGTATTAGAATCCCGTGCCGGAAATTCTTACGAAGAAATGAGTATGATGTTACAATACGGCGAGAATTACGAAGAGATTAAAAGGAATCATCGTGCCGCGAAAAAGATCAAGCGCAAGCCGAAGAACCGTACGGCCTTGCAGGGTGGCCGATTTGGAGACTACTACAAACGCCGCTGATCTTCGTGTATGGGCATGGGGAATCGTTGACATTGATAATTTGCAGAATTTTTATTCTGGTAACACGATAGGGGGATTTATAAATTGGATTAAGAAGGAGTCACAAGTCATTTACTTTCATAATCTGGCTTTCGATAGCGCATTCATCCTTGATTTTCTCATGAATCGTGGGTACATATGGGTGAAAGAGAATCCCGGGCAGGGTGAATTCTCTTCGCTTATTGACCGTATGGGGAAATTCTATACAATCGTTATCAATTTCATTGACGGCTGTAAAGTGGAATTAAGGGATTCATTGAAGAAACTCCCTATGCCAGTGGAAGCGATAGCAAAAGCATTCCACCTCGAAATGCGGAAAGGTAGTATTGACTATAGTGAGTACCGCGCGCCCGGGCATTGGATAACAGATGAGGAATTGAAGTATTTGTACAATGATGTGGCGATAGTCGCACAAGCACTAAAACTCCAATTTGCCAACGGTTTGAAAGCCCTCACGGTGGGAGCCGACTCCCTTACCGACTTCAAGCGAATAACGGGCAGAAAAGAATTCCGTAAGTTGTTTCCAGTTCTATCTAATGAAATGGATAATGAATTACGAAAGGCGTACCGTGGGGGATTCACGTATGCTGATCCTAGATTCTCGCGGAGAATGCTAGGCTGTGGAAAGGTGTATGACGTTAATAGTCTTTACCCTAGCGTGATGTACAATTACCCTATTCCAGTGGGAAGACCTTGGTATTCAAGTGGCGGGCCTAATGGGGAATCGGATATGTTTGTCACTAGCATTACCTTTACAGCGAAGTTGAAAAAGGACAGAATACCGTGCATTCAAGTAAAGAAAAATCCTTTTTTCAAAGGAACTGAATACGTCACAGAGATTCCAGAGCCTGTTACGCTTTCATGCACGAATGTTGATTTGGCCTTGTGGGAAGACCAATACGATTTAGACATACTTTCTTATAACGGCACTTTCTACTTCGACCATGAATCAGGTGTTTTCTCTGAATTCATTGACAAATGGATGCGGGTCAAGGCTAATTCTGTAGGCGGCACGCGCCAGATTGCAAAACTGCAATTGAATAGTCTTTATGGAAAATTCGCCACTAACACCGATGTAACTGGCAAACATCCCGTACTAGACGATAACGGTATTGTGAAATTAGTGCTCAATGAGTTCGAGACACGGAATCCCGTGTACACGCCAGCGGGTATTTTCATTACGTCTTACGCAAGGAATGTGACCATTCGCGCCGCGCAATCGCTTTACCCGCGATTCGCTTATGCGGATACCGATTCGTTGCATATTCTTGGTGATGAAATGCCCACTAGTATTGAAGTGCATCCTACGCGACTGGGGGCGTGGAAACATGAGGGTGATTTTCATCACGCTGTGTACGTGCGGGCGAAGCAATACGGGGAAACTCTCGCCGACGGCATACATGATGTACACATTGCGGGCGCACCTAAACAAATAGTATCACATCTCACACCTGCGGATTTGTTGCATAACGCCGTCTGGCATGGTAAACTAATTCCTGTAAGGACGAAGGGCGGAATCGTTCTTAAAGAAACAAACTTCACATTCACCGCAAACTGAAAGGACAAAATATCATGGCTGCTGAGAAGCGCGAGAAGAAGACTACGTTTACCATCGCCACATCCCCCGACATTCACAATTTCTACAAGAATGTTCTTCAGTGGGACAAGCGAAAGCGCGTTGCTGATCTACTGCGTGAGGCTGTGGAAGAGTATGCAATTAAGAATGGTTACACACCCAAGACTTCCGACTGATGCAATTGTGATCGATTCACGCGAGTGCCACCCTATGAATCGGGCGCGTGAAATCTAATCGCAAGGACAGCGGATCATAACTTGAGATCAGACCCGGAAGATGATACCCTGTACACGTACACGTGTACAGGGTATCACATTACCCAGAAAGGCCAATAAAATGACATTCGACGAGTTGATTAATACACTCAAATCCGACAATGAAAAACCCGAAACAATCTATGATGATTTGACGGGCTTGTACACCCAAGCAAGTGAAAAGGCGGATTCAGCCGACGCGAAAATCGCAGAAATGAATAGCGTTATTGAAACGCTCAATACCCAAATCTCCGAATTGAAGAGTAAAAATTATGATCTACTCACACAAGTAGGAGAATCCGCAAAGGATGACGATGTTTCACGTGAAACATTGGATGAGAAACCCGATAACGAAAAGACAATCGAAGAACTTTACGACATCTAACAAGAAAGGAAAATAAAATGCCTACCGTTCCTGAGTACGACAACCCTACAGTACTGAACGCTATCCGTAATAGCGGAGGATACGATTATCAGCACCGAATTCCCGAAGCCACTAAGGCAAATCTTTCCGAAGTGATGGGTAAGATTTTTTCCTATCAGCCACATCGAAATGAATTCCTTGGCGCACTGATCAACCGGATTGGTACCGTTTTTGTGCGAAGCGGAACGTGGTCGAATCCACTCCGTGAGTTCTGGAAGGAAAACCTTAAATACGGTGATACCATTCAGGAAATTGCCGTGGGCCTTGTCGAATCCCGAATTTACGATCCCAAGCGCGAGTACCTAGAGCGGGATATTTTCGGCAAGGCGAAGCCGAACGTTGAAGCGCTTTACCATTCGATGAACCGCCGCGAATACTACCCCATCACTGTGAACGAAATGGAATTGCGGCGCGCTTTCACACAGGACAATGGACTTAGTTCCCTTGTGAGTCAGATCGTCGCGTCGCCCGCGAATTCTGACGCGTGGGATGAGTTCATGCTCACGTGCAGTCTTTTCGCAGAGTATGAGAAGAATAGCGGGTTTTTCAAGATCAAAGTTCCTGATCTTGCCACTACTCCAACACCTGAGAATGCTCGCGCAGTTCTGCGCACGATGCGCTCAACAGCAGAAAACTTCAAGTTCCCGAATACGCGGTACAACGCGTCTAAGATTCATTCTTGGGCAGGTGTTGACGATATTATCATTTTCGGCACCCCTGAGAACATCGCGAGTCTTGATGTTGATGCGCTTGCAGCCGCTTTCCACATGGAAAAGGCGGATATCAAAGGACGCCTTATTTCTATTCCGAAGGAACAGTTTGGAATTGAAAAAGCGCAATTTGTCATTACCACGAAAGACTTTTTTGTGGCAGCAGATTCTATCTATGAAACCACGTCTCAGGTGAACCCTGTTGCACTCACTACGAATTTCTTCCTCCACCACTGGGAAGTGCTTTCGTGCTCGCGATTCGCGCCCGCCGTACTGCTCACGAGCGGCGACGGCACGACGACGCCGACCATTACAATTACCGGACTAGGTCTTTCTGCGATTACTGTGAGTGACCATGCGGGGAGCGCGATCACGGTGGCGACTGACAAACTCATCCCTGGAAAGAATTACATCGTCAATTGCAAGGCGACAGGAACAGGAATTGAGGGATTGCAGTTCGGAGTTGATTTTGAGGTAGTCGGGAATAAGAGTCCCGAGACTATGGTCAACAACAGCGGCATTCTCTCAATCGGAGACAACGAAACCGCAGACAAGATCACTGTTACTGCTACTCTTGTTGCGGACAAGAGTAAGACCGGCAAGGTTGAATTGCTGATCGATAAAGCCAAGGCGAGCGGAATGTGAGGTAACGCAATGGCCGGGTAGCGATGCTGCCCGGCCATTGCTATACTATAATCATGGAACTTCCAAAGACTAATAACGATTTTCTTGACTTCGATTACGCGGTATGGCCCGCCGGAACCAAAATAACACTAACAAATGTTCCTTGGGACAGCAATTACCGCGATATTGTTCGATTCAAAGACCCCGATGCGGCACGCGCTTATGTGGGACGCGATGGATATTCGACAGCAATTGAACACGTGACCTACTGCCCCGCAAACAAACCTGTTCGCATTGGCATTCCGTTCTCTATTGCCAACATGTACAACTATGTCATGGTAGAAAACCCCGCACAGCCAATTCAAGGCGATAAACCCACGGTTTTTTACTATTTCATCCACGATGTTCGCTATGTGTCCCCGAATACCACTGAGTTGGATGTTCAATTGGACGCATGGCAAACGTACAATTTTTCCATTCGACCTGGAAAAGCATACGTTGAACGCGGTCATATCGGTATAGCCGCTGACGATGCGATGCATGAAGGTGGTCGAACCTACCTCACAGCGCCAGAAGGATTCGATACCGGCGGTGAATATATGGTGCCCTACACGTATTGGAAGAGTGTAGCGGAATATGGTAACGGCGCATACGATCAGGATAGGATGGAAGAGTTCTGGATTATTATTTCCAGTTCCATTTCCCTGCAATTGAATCCCGGTTCTCTTGAAAAGCCGAAGATTTACACCGCAAGAGGATGGGCGATCTTCAACGCTCCCACGGGAATGGAATACTATGCGGTAGAACCCGCATCGTGGTCGAATTTCCTTGACGGCGTTTCATCTTATCCTTGGGTTGCTCAGGGCATTCAGAGCATCACACTGATCCCTAAACAAATCCTTCCCAAAGGATGTCTTGCGCAAATGAAACTCTTCGGAAAGAGCGATCTCATCAATGGCAGAACGGGTAAGGGGGGTATTTTCCATGTCTATAATACCTATCCGTTCACAATGTACAATGAACTAACTGACACGCGTAAGACCAATAATCCTGACGATTACTTCCGCAATTGCATCATGGGAATCATTGAATCCCTTGACGACAAGCCGGGTGCTATTGGGTACAGCGCGAACCGCGATTTGTACACCGATACATGGGCTGATACAGGTGCGTATCAAATGGTCTCACATGGGAAGGGAAGATATCGTTATCTTTTCAAGTTCCTTACCTTCCCGTATTCGTGCATTGAATTGACGATGCTCACGGGAACACCCGTGCAATACCGCCCTGAGAATATCAGCGGTCATAGATTGCGATTCTTGTACATGTTCACATGTGCTGAACCGTCCCCGAAATTCATGGTGGGACTTGGCGGATACAATGCATTCTACCGAGTGAACGATTACGGGTCTATCAACGATCCTGATGTTCATTATGATAGTAGCGATACTTTTGATCGCATGACGGGAATGGCAAATGTTGCACACTATTCAGTGCCGAGTGACATGTCTTTGCTGGCACAGGCCCAGAACGCACATAGCATTGCGTATTCACGGCAATCAGCAGATTGGTCGCAGCAACGCGCATTGAATAGCGCTCAGGTTGCAAAGGACAATGCACAGAGATCAATTGCATCGGCATGGACTCAAAGCGAAATCGGGCGCGGCGCACAACAGCGTAGTACAGATATCGCAAATCAACAGGCTATTACCGGGGCTATCGGTAATGGTGTGATGAATGCCGCTGGTAGTCTACTCGGCGGAAACATTGCTGGCGCTGTAATGGGAGCAGCGTCAACAGCATTTAATACTGGACTGAATAATCAGACGCGCGACATGCAGACTGCGAATAGTCTTGCAGCGTCCCGGTCTAGTAGTGCGGTACAGCGACAAACCGCCATGTCAAATGTTGATGCGAATTACAATCTCGCAATGAATACTATTCATGGTGATTACGCGAATACAATTGCGGGCATCAATGCCAAGATTCAGGATAGCGAACTTGTACCGCCCGGAGTACTCGGACAAGCGGGAGGGGAAAACCTTGTTTCCGCAGCGTTTGGCTGGCGTGTTTATGTTCGGTACAAGACTCTTTCGCGCAATACGATGAAAGCAATTGGTGAATATTGGTTGCGTTACGGGTATGCGATGAATGTGTGGATTAGTCTACCAGAGAATTTCCAGTGCATGACTAAGTTTACGTACTGGAAGTTGCAGGATTTTCGTATCACGTCGTCTGTGTGCCCTGAGTTGTACCGCAATGCTATTCGCGGTATATTTGAGCGCGGAACGACCGTGTGGAATGATCCTAATGAATTGGGTGTTATTGACACAGCCACTAATGAACCTGTTCCCGGATTTAATTTCGGCAAGTACAACTAAGGAAATGTAATGGCAAAAAAGGATTACGTGAAAGATCATATCTACTCACCTTTCATGCGTAACAAATCAAACGACAACAACAATATCATGGAATTGATTTATCGCAGACATATCAGTTCCATGTGTATGAGTCGTTTCAAATGGGAGGGTCTTCCCGATAGCATTGATGAGCGCTACCTAGAACTCACACTACTGCAACAGGGGCTATGCGTATTTTACTTCGACGAAGAATATGATCGATTCCTTGCGCTAAAAGCGAATGCAAGCGGAATGATCAACATGTACGATAACCCAACTTCGTTCACCGTCATTGGCAATTCAATGGTGAACAAGACTCTCGCAGGTAATGATTGCGTTCCTATCTGGGCGAACATTTACCGCTATCCAGAATGGGATTTGATTATTAAGTACGCGGAAAGGCTCGCTAACGTCGAAAGCACAATAGACCAAAATATCCGCGCGATGCGGACGCCTTTTATTATTAGCGCTAATGCTAATGATAAACTCACAGTACAGAACGCCTATAAGCAGATCGTTGAGGGACAACCGGTAATCATCGCTACAGACTCATTCGGTCCGGAAGACATTATGAACAAAATCCAGTTGTTCACCACTTCATTACCGCACGGCGTTCTCAGCGAAGTGCATTCCGCCAGATCGCGGATCATGAATGAATGTCTCACCATGCTTGGAATCATGAACACCAATACAGAGAAAAAGGAACGAATGGTGGTGGAGGAAGCGACTGGCAGTGCTGGGAACGTTCTCGCAATGCGTGCAATCTATATGCGCCAGCGTGAGATTGCATGTGAGCAGATAAACAAAATGTACGGACTCAATGTATCGTGTAAGTGGGTTCTTGATGACGGCGCGTCTAATAATTTTCTCAGTGGATTGATTGGTGAATGAAATGGCTAATTTCACTATTGAACTGAAAAAGATTGCAAATCGCCCGACTGTTAGAGAGGCGTTGAACGGCTATCAGATTTTTGATGAATCGCATCGCAAGAAACTGAATGATAAGATTCTCGCTCATTACTGGTATTACGAAATTGGGCACGAAACAGTTGATATGTTCGTGTTCCAGTTGCGCATTAAGATGAATGAGATAATGCCGTACTACAATGAGTTATACAAGTCCGCCGCACAAGAGTACGGCATTCTTGATCAATTTGATGTTGTTAACACAGTTGATCAAAACGGAGTACAAACAGGTTCCACAAGTGTTGACAACAATGTCACCGCCAGTAGCGAAGCGTCGCAAGACAGTACTAATACTAATACCGCCAAGTCCCGTGCCGTGGGATATGAGTTGCCTCAAACTCGGCTGTCAGGTGATGAGAATTATGGTACCAACGCGCAAGACAGTCTTAGCAGCGGTGATACCACTTCACATTCGACAGGGAATAATCGTGAAACAACCACTGGAACAACATTGTCGAAGAATGATTCGACAAGTAAAGTTCAAAACGAATCACGCTCTAAGGGACGCCAAGCGAGTGGTGCGCAACTCGTTATGGAATACAGGCAAGCAATTCTTAACATCGATATGATGATTATCGATGAGCTTTCAGAATTGTTCATGGGGCTTTGGGCCACTAACGACGACATTTTCAACAAGTAAGAAAGGAAAAGAAAATGCCCGACCTTAACCTTATTAGATTGCAGCCCTTCCAATTCTCATTGGGAGAACTTACCAACATCACCCCGTTCACATATAGGGATGGGCTGACATTCCTTGAATTGATTGAATCGCTCAGGGACTACATGAATAATACTGTGATTCCCGCAGTGAACAATTACACAAAAGACCCGCACGCAGAAACGAAACTCAATGAGAAGTTGAATGAGATCACAAAAGCGTTCAATGAGAACATGAGTCGAATCGAAAAGGGTGATAAGGCTTCGCAAGACGAATTGACGAAACTCATTAACGAAAAGATTGTGAGTAGCGTCAATGAAGTCAACGAATTGATTAAGCAAGTCAATGCAACAATTGCAGAGAAAATGCAGATTGTTGATACCGCCTTGAACGGAATCGAACCGAAGATCAATAGTCTTACGAATGCTCAGAACTCGAAAATCGAACAGTACAAAACTGCCAATGAGTCGGCACTCAGTGAATACAAGAACAGTATTGACACACAGATCGCGACTATCAAAGGTGCTACGGGTATAAGTATTGTCAAGGTTATTGAGGGCAATAGTCTTTCGCCATCGGCGTCTTGGTCGAAGAATAATCCTTTGATCCTTATTATGACTCGGCGGTCCATGCCGTTCACCATAACGGTTAGTGGATTCGTTGATCACACGGTAAAAAAGACTTGGAACAAGGCGAGTGAATGGCCCGTTTTCCTTGCGGTCCCAATGGGTGATGATTGGCACTTGTTCAATATTTCGGAATTTGATCCCAGTGGTATCGATATCCCGAAGCCCTATACACCCCCGGAACCGAATTTCACCAAGTTCAATGTTCAGCGCATGAACATCGATACACAAGAGAAATTCGTGTGGTTCGAGAAGAAAACATCAGATGCTTGGAAGATCGAAGATCAATACATCGAATGCAAAAAAGCGGGGCTTTACCATATCGATATTGATTTGGCGCTCAGTGGGACTAGTGGTACGTGGGGCAATTACGTCTATGCAACAGCATTGATTAACACTACCGCCGTCCGCACTCATTGGTATATGCGCGCCGCGCAAGTCGGAGTGAGGATGAGCATTACAGAAAGATTCAGGGTCAACGACAAATTGACTATCAAGATCAACGCGCAGAGCGATGGACTTGCGTTGTCTGCGCCTGAGGAATACTCACTGATTACGGCTACCGAAGTTCGCTGAATAAGGGACAGGAATAGCACAGTTCAAAGGACTGTGCTATTCTTGTGCTATGGCTTGGGATTCTACGATGAAAAACGTTGCCGTTAAAACCATTGGAACGGTTGAGGCGGGGATGAATTATGCGACTATTCATGCGCCCGATACATTGTCATTGGGTATTGGACAGTGGGCGATGGAACGTGCTTACGATTTACTTATGCGGTTCTCAAATAGGGATTTTGGTCCCACTATTAATTCCTGGCTTGCGCAGGGTCGTTCTAGTTGGACGTACTCAGCAAGACAGTATTCTTATTTGGGTGCCACTGATAAGAGTAAGTTGCGAGCGCAATTAAGCAGTAGTGAAGGACAGTACATTCAGAATACCCAAATGGTTCGTGATTTTGAGTCCACCTATATCCCCCGCTGTGCGGAACTGGGTATGGATATCAATAGCGAGACCGAAGCGTGTATTTTTCTCTTTTCTCAACTACACCAATACGGCACTTACAATAAGTTCGCTCCAAGAATCGTGACGAAAGCGCTACCGCATCCCATTTCACTTGATAGGATTTACTGGGCAGCGCAGCAGCCGGGTTGTAACGTAGTCGGCGAATACCCGGGTAGGTATAATCTTAATTATCGCATGATTAAAAACCGGGAAACAATTCCCGGATTCAATCCCGGCGGTGGTAATGGCGGCAATGAAAAGGCAACTGAATACACGTATATTTCTGGAATATATTTGAATGGCGACACAATGCGTGTACTGGGGGACGCTAATGAAAGCGTATTACCCAAGCAGCCGGGGGGATTATGGGCTGCGAACAATATCCAAGTGGAAAAAATCGGCAATATTTTACATGTAACAACTCCGGGGGGTGAAGGGTTCGCCTACTATTGCGGTGGCGGATATTATGCTGTATCCGGTGAAATAGCATTGAGCGAGAAGAAAAAAGATGAGGGAGGGGGCGGCGCGCCGTCGGGTAGTATGGCTGCGTTGCTTGCGGAGGCGCGCGCGTCCATTAAGAAATACGCCTACTACCAGCGTGAAGGCAGACTATATCCTGACAAATCGGGCATTACTGATTGCAGTGGTTTCGTGTGGTATCTTTACAAGAAATATTTTGGTATTGACATAGGTAGCGGCGGAACCGCTGTAATGATTAATTCAGGGGGAACAGTAATTGCCGCTGGCAGCGGCCAATTCAATGCGACAAATCTCATTAAAGCGGGTGACCTTATTGTTTGTCGTTGGTGGTCAGGGGGCGGACATGTTGAATTGTGCATGGAAGACGGTACTAACAAGGTAATCGGACAACGCGGACCCGATGGTGTTCTAGGGCCGGATTGGGGAAGTGCGACAATGTTCGGCAGTTGCAACTGGAAGTTGAAGCGTTATGTCTAAGAGTCTTAGTTACTATGATTACGGCCCTGTATTGTCTCGAAATGCAGTATTCAATATGATAATGGGCGCACGTGGACTGGGCAAAACTTATGGTGCTAAAAAATTGGTGATTAAAGAATTCATCAATCATGGTCATCAATTCATTTATCTTCGTCGGTACAAAGAAGAACAACGGTCAAAAATGACATTCTTTTCCGATGTTGCCATTGAATTTCCCGAATGGGAGTTCAGAGTAAACGGCAATGAGGCACAGATGAAACCCGCAGATGAGAAAAACAAAAAAGCATGGGTCACGTGCGGCTACTTCAATGTGCTTTCAACGGCACAACAGAATAAGTCAACCGCATACCCGAAAGTATACACAATTATTTTCGATGAATTCATCATCGAAAAGGGTGTGATGCGATACTTACCAAATGAGGTAAGTTGTTTACTGAATTTCTATTCAACCGTAGACCGTTGGCAAGACCGTGTGAAGGTTCTAATGCTATCTAATGCGATTAGCATTATGAATCCTTATTTTTCGGAATACAAAATCCTTCCTGAACGCGAATTCGTAATGCGTGGAAAAGGAATGATATGCGCTCATTTTGTGAATTCGGAAAGATTCGCGAACGAAGTGTCAGAAACGCGATTCGGGCGATTCATCAAAGAATTCCAAAGCGATTTTGCCGATTACGCGGTGGGAAATGTTTTCTCCGACAACAGCGATGAATTCGTTTCCAATAAAAACGCTAGCGCCCGCTACATGATGACGCTCAAAACGCCGTCAGGATATTTTTCCATATGGTCGGACGGGGTGAATTATTTCGCACAAGGAAAACGGCCCAAGGCCGATGAACGGATTTATTCTCTATGGACTTGCCCGCATCGTCCGGGCGAGATACAATTAGAGCGTTCAAGCAAAATACTTCAAATGTTGAGACGCTTTTACAAGAACGGTAAAATGTATTTCGACGTTCAATCAACCCGGAATACTTTCAGAGAAATATTCAGGGGGTGACTTTGAATATAGACACTGGAATAGCGGTGAGCATATCATCTGCTATTGCCACCATTGTGGGAACAGTTACATGGGTTGCACCGAAACTCAAAAAACTTAATTATCTATTCGACGACTGGAATGGTGAGCCTGCTAGACCCGGGGTGCCCCGGCGTATGGGAGTCATGGAAAGATTGGAGCAAATAGAAAATAAATTGGACGGAATACCTAATGACGATAATGTCAAAAACTTGACGAACTAATCAAAACCCTTATCGAAGAATTGAGGAACAACAAGTGAAGAATAACATGCTCACGCCAACGGCCCGCAAATGGATGTACGGTATTGCAATCGCAGTCAACGTATGTCTTGTGACGTGGGGCGCTATTAACAGCGATCAACGCGCAGCACTTGATACACTTTTCACGGCTGTTTTCGGTATTGCGATGCTGAATGTCCCGGACGGTGATGAAAATGCTGAACAATCCGATAACGAGTGAGCGCAATTCTCCTAATCATATTAGGGGGAGAAAAGGAATAAAACCCGATACTATTGTCATTCACTCATGGACGCACTGGAACGAAGAAAGGCACTGGAACCTTGTTGATAAGTTTCTTACAACCGGCTCTAATGCGTCTTGTCACTTCGTTGTCTCCGCTGGCGAGATAACGAAATGCGTGAACATCGATGATATTGCGATGGACATGGAACTTTTCACTGATAGGTCTGTGTCTATTGCGTTGGACCCGAAATTCACTAACGGCTGTTGGGTTTCGCTTATCTCACTACTCGCGTGGTTGAAAGACGAATACGGAATAGAAAACGTCAAACCGCACACTGATATCAAAAAGAACGATTGTCCAGGCTTTGAAATAGCAAAGAACAAGTACAATATGGAAATATGTGCGCAACTTTTGCTTAATGGTCTGAACAAAATCGCATACGAAAAACCTGAAAATCAACTACTACCCACAGCACTTGACTTCCCGGGATTCGTTCAGGAAAACGGATTCTGGGATTCAGCGACAACGCGACTCGCGCAATTCCGTGCAGGGCTCAATGTCACTGGCGCGATTGAGAACCAATCAATCTACTGGGGGAAGATTTTCGACTCTGGCGGGGATTCCTGGCACTGGGTTGAACCTGAGAAAACACAACCTGATCCGCTTATCAAGTGGATTCAGAAAGCAATTCGATCACGTGAGGCCGATGGCCTTATCGGGCCGAATTTCGTAAATGATTTTTACGTTTACTTCGGCCTTGTCCCACGTGGGATGTTTATGCAGAATGATCCCGCAATTGTGCAATTTCAGATTGCGCTTAATAACAATCAACTCAAAACACGCTGAAAGGAAAAAATAAATGAGTATTGACGGCATGTGCCAGGCGGCACAGTACTTTTGCCAGTACGGAAATCTAGGGTACAATCAAGCGGATCGTTGGGATATACGAGTAGGAGGTAGTGCGGATTGTTCCTCATTTGTGATTGCAATGGCCCGTGACTACGGTGGCCTTCCTGTTGGGAGTGCGACGTATACAGGCAATATGAGGAATGAATTCACGCGCGTGGGCTGGAAGTGGTACGGTAGCGGCTACTTCACGCCAAAGCGTGGAGATATCCTATTGAATGAGGAATCGCATACCGCTATGGTTCTCACTGATGGGTGGGATGGGGCTGTTGCGCAACTTTCCATTGATGAGAATGGAAACATTTCCGGTGGTGAAGACGGAGATCAGACGGATTATGAGAGCAATACCCGCACGTATTACAACTATCCTTGGGATGGTATTCTGAGGTGGGAAGGTAATTACACGTCTGATGAGTCGCCTACACCGCAGAATACGGAGACTGACGGTCAACTTTGGATTGAGGAAGACGGTGTGTTGGGCATTGCGACAGCCCATAGGTTTGATCAAGTGTTCTCAATTGATCCTATTCCCGATAACATTGCCGTTTTCGCAGTCGTCCACTTCCAGCGGTTCCTGAATAGCGTTGTCTCCGAAAGCCACATGAACAACCTCATTGGCTATTCGCGGCTTGAAGAGGATGGTATTCTCGGTAGCGATACCTGGCGGATTTTCCAATTCCTTGCGTGGTGCTGGGTGCCGGATGCGATTCAGACCATCTACTCCGGATACTCTTTCGCGCAATGGTGCGATGGGGTAGTGGGTGAAGATACAGTGAGCGTGCTACAGCACATGCTCAATCGGTCTTGGGCGTACACGAACAAACTCATGCAACAGTGAGTAAAGTTCGGCCCCTGAGCATTCGCTCAGGGGCCGAATTTTGTCAGACTTGCATGAATCCGACATAGATCAGGAACCGTTTTTCGTCGGCTTTCAACTTTTTCATGTCAAGGGCGACTTGAATTGCCCAGTCAATGAATGTGCTGTTTTCGTCTAACTGGCCTCGTTCTCTGAGGAACTTCCTTGTGTTGAATTTACTGTAAATAATTGATTCAACGAAAGCATTCCAGTCAATGATTGGGTAGTCAAGCGATTCCCCATCGCAAGCGTAGAACATTGCCCGCCCGATTTGACCATGCCACCATTCATAAACTCGCTTCACACCTTCCTTGTTGATGTTCGCGACTTCACGCGCATTCTTCAATGCGGATTCGTTCTCATGATAATTCATCTCGAAAAACGTCAGAATATCGTTTCGAGTGAACCGCATTTCATCAGACATTTTCGACCTAAGGAGGCAGGTGGGCAACTTCGCCGCGTGCTCACGTATTTCGTCCTTGTTGGTGGAATCTTTTACCTTACTCATGGCGAGCGTGATAAAATCGTAGTTGGTAATTGATATGACGCGCATTTTCCGCCTCCAATAGGGTAGTGGTTTCGTCTTCGTTTACTAGCGTACACTAATGTTTCACGTGAAACAAATCCGGTCAAGTGGTTTATGCCACTTGACCGGATTTGTTCTAAAGCGGGAACATCATGATTGATGAGCTGTTATTCAAAACCCTAACTTCAAACTTGTTCGGGTTGTAACTGCAAACGAGCGTCCAATCAATCATAGCCGCTTCGGTGCCGAACTCGCGTGTTGCTGTTTCGCAAACTCCGTCGTTCTCTCCAAGGTGCATGTAATACACGTGAACTTCGTCACTTTCGCCTTCGTATCGCACACCCTTGACCAACGTGCATGACTTTCGTGTTCGCCTCCTAATGATGTGGTTGATGATTTTCATGGCAGTTCCTTTCCTGCTATTTTCTTTCCTTGTAACTACAAGTCTACCACGGTGTGCGGTTTGAAGTCAACACCAGTCATGTGAAGTCAACACCAGTCATGTGATGTCAAACACAGAACCGCCCGGGCTAAACCCGGGCGGTTCTATTGTCACTCGCTGATGAACCCCACTTCCAAGACGGTGTACTCCTTTTCCGCGTCGGGATTTGTACCCAAGGCTTCCCACACGTCTAGGCAGGCCTGGTGAAGGCCCCGAGTGCCCTCTCCGCGCGGTGCCACGTCATAGGCTTCGCACAGCATCTTCCTGGCAGTGTTGGCGACTGTCCGCAGGGTCGCGTTCTCTCCCAGTCCCCAGATCATGCCCACGTCTTCGCCCTGGCTGTGCAGCATCCACACGGTGTTCATGCTGTCGCGCACACCGTCGTCGAAGCCGCACTTTTCTCCACCGAAGTCGAACAGTGCCTTCATCTTCCTTCAC